CGCCAGGAACGCCGCCAGGAACGCCGCCTGGGACGCCGCCTGGGACGCCGCCAGGAACGCCGCCAGGAACGCCGCCTGGGACGCCGCCAGAGCACGTTTCGGGCAATTGCTAACCCGCATGGCGATGTCTGCGTTTCGGAAGAGCAGGCCAAAACCATGAGGCGCACCCCCTCCCCGATCAGTCCCTTCAAGCCGTACATAGTGCGCCGGCACAGGACGCTGGGCGGTTGCCAGGTGCTGTTCCCCCTGGCGCTTTTGGACAAGTTGGTGTACTCGGCTATGGCGCTGGCTTTGTCCGCGATGGACGAGGAGCGTGAGAAGGGGAATCTGGCCTTCGGGGTGGCGGACCTGGTGCGGGAAGTGAGCGCAGAGACTGAGGCGCTGGAGGGGGCATGAGACGGATTGACTGGATGGGGCCGCTGCTTTTTCTGATCGCCGCGCTGGTGATCGCGGCCTGGCGGCTGCCGCAGTTGATGGACTACGCGCCCCGGGCTGTGGGCCGGGCCTTCGCACACTTCGCGGGGCTGCCATGAAAACGACCCCGCACAAGGCAGTCCGAGAATATTGTCTGGCCTGCGTGGGCGCTACCAAGGCGGGCGGGGCTTTCGACTGCCTGTCGCAGATTTGCTCGCTTTACCCGGCGCACCCATTCAGGGGCAAGCCGATGCCGAAGAGCAAGCGGCCGCCGGTGGACAAGTCGGATCCCGAGTGGGTGGCTCTGGCGGCCGAATCCGACGCGGAATGGGCCAACCGGCAGCGCGAGGCAGATGCGAAGTCCAGGCGGCGGGCGACCAAGGCCCTGATCGAGCAGTATTGCCGGCACGCTTGCCAGCCTGGAGACACTAGCGACTGCGGCGGCACCGACTGCGCGTTCTACCCGCTGCGCCCCTGGGAGGGGCCGGGGAAGCAGGCCAAACACAAAAGAAGTGAGGCCCAGATTCGCCGGGACTGCTTGGCGACCGCAGCCTCCCTTGTACGTCGCCGCAAAGTGCCTAGCGAAGGCCAATTTACGCGAAAACAGGCAGTTGCATGATGGTGGATGGGAGAAACTACGGCCCCCGGGCGGAGTCCCCCCCGTCGCGGCCAGCGAGCGTGGCTGCGATGTCCCCTGGGGGCCAAGATGCGGGGCTCCGGACAGCGCCGATGCACTCTCCTCCTGTGGCAGCAGACGAGCAGACCAGCCCCGGTTCCGTGCGGAACGGGGCCAGCATCGCCGGAGCCCCGTTGTCTCCCGTTTTCGAGGGGGACAGGCTGATCGGTTATGTGTGTGCCGGGGAGGGATTCGAGGATGTCCTACAGCGGGCCCTTCGGGCCTGTGGCTGGGAGATCACACAAGCGGGCGTGGAGGCTGATGCCGGGGATGTCCGCGAAGGAGGGGAATACTGCGAATCTGATGTTGACGTAGTTCCCAGAGTTGTAAAGGCAGCGTCAGAGTCTATGGCCCGGGGTCCGGTCGAGACTCGCCGGGTTCGAACCCTGGCCCGAGAAGGCCGGGGTCCCCGGGCCTAACCGAAAGGAACAGAAAGGAGTCTGTGATGAGCGCACAAGGATCGGGGGGCAAACTCGCCCCCATACCGCTGAACCAGGCCGTGGTTGTGCTGGACCTGACGGCGGCGAGTCAGAAATACAACGTGCTGGGGTCCTGCGGCGTGATCTACGCAGGGGCGGGGATGCGAATGCGGGCGGTGGCCGTGCAGATCAGCCCAAAGGTGGAGGATGGGGACGTGTATCCGGCACCGAGCGGCCAGGGGAAGGTGGCGCTTGCCAAGAACGGCCTCCTGAAAATCGCAAGCGCGCACGGAATCATCTGGGACCCGGTGGGATCGAAGATGATGAGCGATGCGCCTCCGTGCATCGCGTGCGTGGAGACGGGGCAGCGGCTGGGGCGGCCGCCGTTCTGCGCGCACAACATGGGATTCAAGGCGGTCGGCGCGTGGCTGAACGCGATGGGGCAATGGGAGGTGCACTGCGCGACGCGCTACTGGTCGTGGGACGAGGAATTGGCCGAAGTGCAGCGCGTCTATCGGAAGCAACTGCGCGACGGGAAAATCACCGAAGCGGAGTTCGACTCGCGCGTGCAGGATGAATTCCAGAAGCGATTCCGCGACCGGTTCACATTGGTCGAGACGAAAGCGATGCTGCGCGTGGTGCGGCAACTCGGCCTGAAAGCCGCGTATCTGCCGGGGGAGTTGGCGAAGCCATTCCTGGCCGTGCACGTGGAACCGGACATCAGCATCGAAGAGGCGCGGCGGCGGGGCATGTTGAGCGCGCGGGAGATATTCGGGGCGGAGATGCAGTTGCCGGGTCTGCCTGCGGGACTGCCGGCGCCGGATTTCTCGAGGGCGACGGAGGCGGCGGCCGGCGCTGAGGATGAGAACGGAAATTCAGGGGAGCCAGCGGGTGGTGCCTCTACCGACGAGGCGGCTGAAGAGCAGTCGCCGCCAGACGGTGCGCAGTCCGAACTGCCGGCCGGGGGAAGCGGAGTGGTATGCGACTGGCAGGGGTGCGGGGAGGTTCTCACTGATCGGATAGTCGCCTACTGCCAGGGGCCGGTCGGGCAGAAGAAGTTTTCGGGCAAATCATACTGCTGGAAACACCAGGGCATGGCCGGAGCGGGCGTGAAGGGGGGCGGGGCATGAGCGGCTGGTGGTTCTGTTTCGGGATGATCGCGGGGAGCGCGATGGGAGCGTATCTCGATCACCGGCTGGGTTATGCGCCGACGATGTGGGGCGTGGCGGCAGGCGCGATCGCATTCGCGCTTTACAGTCTTGCCTGGTGGTTCGGCGAGCGGGCGGGGAGGAGGCTGCGATGATTCGAATTGCCTTCTCCGCAGATTTCCATATCGGGGCCGCCGGGAACCGGATAGATCCCGAGACCGGATTGAATGCCGCCCTCGTCCGGCGCGCGGAATGCGCACGGTTCGTCGTCGAGGAGGGGATCAGGAGGAATGCTGATCTCTTTCTGATCGGGGGCGATGTTTGTGATTCCTGCAGGCCGACTCCGAGCGAGGTTCGGCTTGCGCGAGACATTCTGGAGAGGGCAGCCCGACATTGGCCGACGCTCGTGCTGTTGGGCAACCACGAAGCACCTCGATCACCGAGTGAGAAGCACGCGCTGGACTTGCTGCGCGACATTGAGGGAATTCGGATTATTGACCAGCCGTCCTTAGTGAGCGCCTGGCGCACCGACGAAGGCGTTATCCTTGGGCCGCCGGGGCTGGAGACCACCGAGGATATGAACCCAGGCTTCCAGATCGCCTGCCTGCCCTGGCCCAATAAACAACTCCTGCTCGGGATGGAGGAATACCGGCGGCTATCGCCTGGCGAACTCAACCAGGCTGTGAGCCGCAAGATGCTGGAGTGCGCGGGCGCGCTGGCACAGGCGCGGGTTCCGGGAGTCCCCTCGATTCTACTGGGCCACTTTTCGGTTGACACGGCGGCGGCCGGGAGCGAGGGGAGATTGATGGTCCTCGGCGGAGATTGGACGCTGCCGCTGCACGAACTGCAGGGATTGGACTTCGATGCGATACTTCTCGGGCACATCCACAAGCCGCAGGAATGGTCGCCGGAAGGCGCACCAATTCTCTACTGCGGTTCCCCCGAGGCGATGGGCTTCGGTGAGGAGACTGAGGAGAAGTCCTTCTGCATGATCGAGATTGACGAGCACGGCGCGGTTTCATTCGAGCGAGTGCCGACGCCGCACACGAACTTTCTGACGCTGGAATTCACCATGGCGGAGCCGTTCAATCCCCACATGCCGTTCGAGGATTGGGGCGTTGGGCAGGCGATCGTGCGGGTGCGCATATCGGAGGGCGAGGCCCATGAGGTTGCGGAAATCACGAAGCGATTGGAGCAGGCTGGCGCACGTGAAGTCCGGATTGAAGTGGTGCGAGAGGCGGCTGCGCCCAGGCGCACGGTCGAGATCTCGGAGCAGATGCAAGCGGCGGACGCAATCAAGGTCTGGCTGCAGGAGCACCCGGACTTCGCGTTGCTGACGGCCGATGTCATGGCGGAAGCGGAGAGAGTTGAAGGAGCGATGAACGGAGGGGGCCCAACATGAGAAAGACCACAAAGCAGAAGACTTGCGAGGAACGCCTTGGAGAGTGGCGCGAATATCAGGAAGGTCGCGAACGCCAGGCAACTGCTGGTCGCAATTACAGAATGCATCTCAGCCTACGACTGATCCACACCGAGCACCCTTGCCCAAAGTGCGGATCGGAAGTCATGGAGCAGGCGGATCATGATCCTGACGTGGCGCACAAGCACAAGGTCACGTGCTGGAATGAGCAGTGCGAGTTCGAGAGCGAGGTGGACGGATGAGATCACTCACCCTCACGTGCCCGATGTGCAGTCGCCAGTTTCAGCGCGGGGCGGCCCTCATCGCCCGCGGAGCGCGATACTGCAGCAAAGGATGCCACAGTCGCGGGATGCGGACCTGCGCCGACAATCCTTGCTCTGAATGTGGGCACCGGAGTGCTCATGCTAAGGGGTTGTGCCAGGCGTGCTACAAGCGACGGCGGGCACGAGAGGTTCCAGAATTTCGCCAGCGGGTACTCGCGACTGCTGCTCGGTCCCGCGATCGGCGCCGTGACTCCCTCAAGAGGCAGAATCGCGTGCATCATTCCCGTCACCACTTCGGGGGCCGGGATTTGTTGACATTGCAACGCGACGACTACCGCTGTATGGACTGTGGCGACCGGCAGGGAACTGCCCACGGGGACCGGTTGGATGTCCATCACGTGGACGGGACTGGTCACAGTACCGGCCTAGCCTCAAATAATGACCTCTCGAATCTCGTTTCTCTCTGCCGCAGTTGCCATCGAAAACGCCACCAAGCGATGGATAGGAGCGCAAACCATGCGGCCACTTAGGATTGTACTTGAGAATTTCGGGTCCTTTCAGGGAGATCACGATATAGATCTCTCTGGTGTGAATCTCGCGGTACTGTCCGGTCCTAACGGCGCGGGCAAGTCAACGCTCAGCGTGGACAGCATCAGGTTCGCCTTGTTCGGAACCACGCGCGGTCCGCTGGATTCAATCATCACGCGGGGGCAGGACAGGTGCCGGGTCGAGTTCACTTTCGCCCTGGGCGACGAGACGTATCTCGTGAGCCGGCAGCGCAGCCGGAAGGGGAGTGGGAGCACCCTGCTCTCATTCCAGACCAACACCGGCGACGGCTGGCGGATTCTGGACGGCAAGAGCGCAGTCGAAACCCAGGCGCGCATCGAGAATCTGCTGCGCATGGGCGATGACCTCTTCGTCATGACGGCCTGTGCAAACCAGGGGAATGCGGCCGCCTTTTCACAGGCGAAGCCGGCGCAGCGAAAGCAGGTGCTGGCCGAGATCCTGAACCTGGAGGCATGGGAGAAGCGCGCGCAGATCGCGCGGCAGATGCAGTCCGACCTGGCGGGCAAGACAGAGAACGACCGGGCGCGGCTTGTAGAATACGAACAGCAGGCAGCGCAGGCAGAGGCGATAGCAGATGAGATGACCAGACTCGAAGCCCAACAGCAGACTCATCAGAGCAGCGTTGCGGCCAAGGAAACAGAACTCGCGGAAGGACAGAGTGCGCGCGAGAACATCGTGCGCGACGAAGCAGCCGACCGCGCCCGGCGGTCCCAGTTGGCGGACATCAGGAAGCAGTTGGCCACGGCGGAACAGGCAATCGCAGAGGGCAAGGGGCGCATCGCGGCGCTGCAGCAAAAGGCCGGAGAGGTCGAGGAGGTCAAGGCGGCGATCGCAGAAGTCGAGGAAGCACAGACCCAGGCCGAGGCGATGGAGGGGACGCGGCAGGAAGACGACCGGCTGAAACACGAGGCGGACCTGACGCAACAGAAATACGAGGCGGCATTCCGCGAGCACAGGGGGGAAGTCGAAACTCTGACTCGCCGGATAGCGGACGCGCAGCGAAATCATGGGCGCGAAGTCGCTGACTGCGAATCGGCGATCCAGGGGCTGCGGAAGCAGAGTGAAGTTCTCGACCAGGTGCCGTGCGCCAATCCGGTTGACGAGGCCACGCGCCCCTCGTTCTTCGCTATTCGAGACAAGTGCCCGCTGATCGCCCAGGCGCGAGAAGCCGCCGCGGCACTGCCGGCACTTGAAGAGAAACTGAAGGGGCTGCTCGCGCAGCAGCCGTGGGCCGAAGACGAGACGCGGCTGGAGGAACTTCACGGCCAGGAGCCCGGCGCAGAACACATGGGGGCGGTGAATGGTGTCAAGGCGAAGCGCATGGCATTAGGCTACGACGCGCAGGCCCACCAGGAACTGAAGGCCGCGGCTGCGCGGATGAACGGATTGCAGCAGCGGCTGACCGAGTCGGAACGCGCCGGGGCGCAGACCGCCGAGATACAGGCAGCGGTCGAGACGCGATCAGCCGAACGGGAGAATCTGGGCAAGCAATGCGAGGAACTGGCTGCATCCCTGGGCCCCGAGAAGAATTGGCGGGGGTTATTGGATTGCATAGACCGTCAGATCAGTTCGGTGCGCAGCGCGATCGGCGACTTGCAGAAAATGATTCAGGGCTGCGGGCGAGAGCGCGGGGCGACGCAGGCGCGCCTGGAGGCGGCGAAGCAGGCGGGGGAGCAGGCCCAGAAACTCGCGGTTGAAATCAACGCGGCAGGCCGTCGCATCACCGCCCTCAAGATCCTGGCGCAGGCTTGCAGCAAAGCGGGAGTGCCAGCGCTACTGATCGAGCGCGCTGTGCCCGATCTGGAGGCAGCGGCCAACGAGGTGCTGACCGTGCTGACCGACGGCCGGATGAGCCTGCGGCTGCAAAGTCAGCGAGAGACGAAGGCGGGCACACTCCAGGAGACGCTGGATGTGCTGATCGCGGACGAGAATGCAGAGAGGGCGTATGAAACATTCTCAGGCGGGGAATCGATGCGTGTGGACCTGGCGTTGCGGGTGGGGCTCTCAACTCTGCTCGCACATCGGGCGGGCGCCCGCTGCGAGATGCTATGTCTCGACGAGGTTGCCGCGCCGCTGGATATGGAAGGGAGAACACTTTTTGTGGACTGCCTGAGCCGCATCGCTGACCGGTTTGCTACCGTGCTCTGCATAACACACACCGAGGACCTGAAGGATGCCTTTCCCTGTCTGATCCAGGTGACCAAGGACGCGAACGGCAGCCATGCGGAGGTGATCGCGGCATGAGCGGCGATTCCAGCCTCTGGTGGGATACGTCCTGGAACCCCGTAACCGGCTGCACTCGCGGCTGCACCTACTGCTGGGCGCGCCGCATGGCCCAGCGCCTGCGCGGGCGCTTCGGGTATCCCGCGGACGATCCGTTCAGGCCGACGTTCCATCCCGACCGGCTGAATGAACCCTACCGATGGGGGAAGCCGCGTCGCGTGGCGGTCTGCCTGATGGGGGAATTGTTCGAGCCGAGTCTGCACCCTGATTACCTGCCCAAGGTCTTCCGCGTGATGCAGGACACACCGCGCCATCTTTACATGCTCTTGACGAAGGTGCCCGCCGTGATGAAGGCGCGCCTTGCTTGGCTAGAGAAGTTGCATGTCTGGCCCCTGTCCAACGTCTGGCTGGGCGTCAGCGCCGAGAACCAGGCGGCAGCCGACGAGCGCATACCGATTCTGCTCCAGACGCCTGCGGCGCACAGGTTCGTGAGCCTTGAACCCCTGCTGGGGCCTGTCGACCTGGAGATGGAATGGGGGCAGGGCGTGGGCGATCTGGTGCTCGACACGACTCTGGGAACTTCGCGGCTGGATTGGGTGGTGGTGGGCGGGGAGAACGGCCCGGGCGCGAGACCCATGAACCCCGCGTGGGTCCTGTCCACGCGCGATCAGTGCTGGGACGGCGGGGTCGACTTCTTCTTCAAGGGATGGGGCGAATGGGCTATCATGGGTAATGACCCGGAGCGATTCCGGCGGGCCCGCGGGCACGAGTTCCCAGACGGGCGGGTCGTCTATCGGGTGGGTGTGAAGGCCGCGGGCCGGCGCCTCGAGGGGCGCACGTGGGACGAGATGCCGTGGTAACGATCGAGCAGCGTCTCGCCCGGATGCGCCTGCCCACGACGAAGGGGATCTGTCGGTGGTGCGGGGAGCCAACTGCGAAACCGCGCCGCACTTGGCACGACGAATGCGTCGAGCAGTATCTGATGCTGGCCAGCCCGGCAGTCGTGCGTTCACGGCTCTTCGAGCGCGACCAGGGCGTGTGCTGGGAGTGCGGACTCGACTGCGACGCACTCGAAGCGGAGTTATTCCGCCTGCGGGTGGCCGGGGGATCGGATGGGATGGGGATGTATTCCGAGCGCTGGCGGGATTTTCTGCGGCAGATGGGTCTGGAGCGACTATGGAACCGCACGGCCTGGGAGGCCCACCACTTGGTCGCAGTCGCCGACGGCGGCCACGGGTGGGACCTCGATAATTATCTGAGTTTGTGCTGGCAATGCCATGCGCGGGAGACACGGCGACAACATCGGTTGTGGGCGCGGCAGCGAGCTGATGCCCGGCAACCGCTCATCGCAGCACGACAGGCGCTGCTCCGCATCATAAAGTGGCGACAACAACAACTGGGACGCCGGATGCAACCTATTCTGTTTGCGAAGGGCAAGCCGTGAACCGCGTTCCGCCCGGCGGCGCGGGAGCAGGCGGACAGGCGGCGGCAGCCGCTGAGAAATAACATGGAGAGGAGAAGGTGAGCGATGGAGCGATTCGTGATGAGATTGCAGGTGCCGAGTATCAGATACGTCAGGCGACTGGACGACGACGGCAACGTCGTGGGAAGCGACCCCGTCGCGGTGCTCCAACTGCGCAGCGACGCGGAGTCGGATCTCGACCCGCACGAATTGTGCGAGAACCTGCGCGACAAGGTCGGCAAGCGGATGGTGGTGGACCTGACATTGGAGCAGGCCGAGTTGTTCCCGGAAAAACCGGCGGCGGATCAGAAGCCGAGTGGCAAGGGCAAAGGCAAAGAGCGGAAGCCGGAGATTCTCTCGGGCAAGATCGGAGAGTAGGCTATCAGGCCCCGGCGCGGATGCATTGCTGGAGCCTGGTTCAAATCCGGCCCGCCCTCGCTCAAGTGAAAGGAGAATGGGATGGACAAGTCGAGCGGAAATGTATGCGTGAGAGGGCGGAAGCACGAAGTCGTAATCGTTGTTACCGACGGGCCTGGGAGAAAGGGAACTCTGATCTTTCGCGGTTGGAAACACGATGCACTATTCAACCAAGAGGTTTGCATGGCAGCGAACAGAGACAAGCCGTCTGCGACCATCGTGAGCGGCCCTGACCGCGCGCTGTTTGTGGAAGGGCTTCGTGCAGCCGCGAATATGATAGAGGCGCGGGCGAAATGAATCCGGGCGCGGCATGCCGCCACCGGCCCGAAGGGAGAAGGATGATGACAAGAACGCCGTGCCAGTATTATGGCACCAGACCTGGAGAGATAGAATGTATGGTCGCCGTTGTCAAGGTTGATTTGCATTGTGCGTGCTCCGACGGGAAGATGTTCTACCCCCACAATTGCTATCGATTTCAACGTGCCCGTGCCGAGGCCGCCGAGCAGGATGTAGAAGCCCGGCGTGAGCGCAATCTTCTGCTGGAGAAGCACGTAGCGGATGGTTGGGCAGGATTGCGCGACCGGGTGATTGCCGCCGAGGCGCGGCTTGAGCGGGTGCGGATACTATGCCAGCCCATCGCTAAAATGGACATTGACGAGAACCTGCTAGACGAGGTGGCGGACGTGCGGGCTGCGCAGTTGGCCTTCCGCATTCTCGCCATCCTCGATGAAGGGAGAGTATGATGCCACGTGCGGATGAGAACGGCTGCCCGGGCCAGAGACGATAACAGTGAAGATTGAACTCGGCCAGACAGTCGCCGGCGGTCAGCGGGTGTGGATTGACCTGGAGAGGTTGGTCGCCACACGCCTGCTGATTCAGGCCAACTCGGGCGGCGGGAAGTCGTACACGGTGCGCCGCATCGTGGAGCAGGCCGACGGCAAGATCCAGATTCTGATCATTGACCCCGAGGGCGAGTTCTCCAGTCTCCGAGAGAAGTTCCCGTATGTTGTGGCTGGCAAAGGCGGCGACGTGGCCACGGAGCCGCGCATCGCGGCACTGCTCGCCCAGCGTCTGCTCGAGTTGAGGGCCAATGCAGTGCTCGACCTCTACGAAATGCGGCGCATGGCCGACCGGCGCGAGTTCGTGAAACTCTTCCTGGACGGCCTGATCAACAGCCCGAAAAACCTCTGGCATCCGGTTCTGGTCGTGATCGACGAATCACATGTATATTGCCCCGAGGGCAAAGAATCCGAGTCCAGCGACGCCGTGATCAGCCTCTGCCAGCGCGGGCGCAAGCGCGGATTCTGCGCCGTCCTGGCCACGCAACGGCTGGCCAGTCTGAGCAAGGATGCAGCAGCGCAGTGCGGGAACATCCTGATCGGGCCGACGACGCTGGACATTGACTGCAAGCGAGCGGTGCAAGCCCTCGGTCTGTCACGGGAGAAGCAGGCCGAGATGGTTCGCCAGATGATGCGGCTTGATCCGGGTCAGTTCTTCTGTCTGGGCCGTGCCATCTTGAGCGAGATCACGCTGACGGAGATCGGTGTTGTCCAGACGCATCACCCGGAAGTTGCGATCGCCGGCAAGGTCGCGCTGGGCCCGCCGCCGCCGCCGGAGCGAGTCCTTGCCATGCTCCCCAAACTCAGCGACCTGCCGAAAGAGGCGGAGCAGGAAGCGAGCACTGTGGCCAGCCTGCAACGCCGCGTCCGAGAACTCACGCACGAGGCCGCGCTGGCTAAGCGCAGCGCCGTGGCAAATCCGACCGAGCAAGCTCACACCGCAGCGCAGATCAAGCGCAGCGTGGAAGCGGCACGCCGTGACTGTGACCGACAATTCAAATCCTTTAGCCAGCGGGTGCAGGCGGATATCGCAAAGATGGCCCCGGTGCTGCGCCGGGTTGCCAGGATGGCTTCGGATGCGGCGGATACCTTCATAAGGCTCGCGGATCCTCGCAATATTGCGGGAGCGAGTGTGGCCCGTCCGACGAGTGCGCCGTTGCCGACTCCACGTGCCGCGGCCAGACATAAATTGACAGATTTATCAAATCGTCAATCGGCCGATGCAGATACTGGATCGCTCGGCAAAGGTGCGCTGAAGATGCTGAAGGTGCTGGCGCAGCGATCGCCGATTCGTTTGAGCCGCAGACAACTCGGCACCCTAGCCGGATACACCGCGGGCGGGGGGACATTCTCCAACTACTTCAGCCAACTGCGCAGGGCCGGGGTGATCGCCGAGGACAGGCAGGGCGTGTTTGCAACCGAGGAAGGAATTGATCATGCGGGTGCAGTTCCGCCGGCGCCGGAGACACACGAGGAACTCGTGGATATGTGGCGCCTCAATTTACCGGCCGGACCCGCAAAGATGTTGGACGTTCTCATCGGGTCCTGGCCGGATTGGATGACTAAGGACACACTGGGTGAGAGGTCAGGCTATACAGCCAGTGGCGGCACCTTCGGCAATTACTTTTCCATCCTGCGCCGCAACGGCCTGATCGAGATACGGGAGCAAGAGGTGCGGGCGTCGGAGAGTCTATTTCCGGGATAATTGAGGCGACATAGGATGGGCAGGACAATCTATCGGAAATTCACACAAGTCGCTCAGATTCCGGTGGTGTCGTGCAAAAATCTTTCGGAAATTCACACAACTCGCTCAGATTCCGGTGGTGTCGTGCAAAAAAAAATCGGAAATTCACACAAGTCGTTGTGATTTACAATGGGATCGCGCGGAAATCTATCGGAAGTTCACACAAGTTCTTGTTGTTACCGGTGGGATCGCGCGGAAATGCGCTGGCAGAAAGCGTGGACAGGAACGGGTGGATATTATGGCCGAGGCTAGGCGTGCTTTGCGCGGCAGGTTCATACGCAGGAGAATATGCGAATCCCGGTCTATCGCGGCGCTGATTGAAGGCCGTGGCCCTTGGGCAGGACTGCTCTTTGACAGGCTCATTCTTCACGCTGATGACCAAGGCCGTTTCATGGCGGAGGCGCGAATCATCAAAGCAACCTGCCTGCCTTGGCACCGACGCACCGAATCCGCCATTAGCGCTGACCTCCAGGCTATGCAGCAACACGGATTGATTGAGTTATACGAGATGGACGGCACCAGTTATGGATGGTTTCCAAACTGGCGAAAGCACCAGCCATCACAGAAGTCCGACCGTCTAGTAGCCTCCGAGATTCCGCCTGCTCCTGGAGACAGATTGGAATCGGTTCGGAGTCAGACTGGAGGCAGTTCGGAGCCAGTTCGCCCGCTAGAGGAGGAGGATGAGGTTAAGGAGGAGGTTAAAGGCACGACGCGCGATTCCTGGCCTGCAGAACGCGCACTTCTAAAAGACATTCCCGGTTACCCTTTCAGCGAACGCAAAGACCGCCAACTCCTGGACACGCTCGCTGGCACTTACGGCCAACTCGACCTAGCCAAGGAACTCCAAAAACTCAAAGCCTGGCTGATTGCGAAGAATATGCTCCCCCTGAAGGGGCAGTCGGGGCCACGTCAGCGAATTCGGCGCTGGATGCAGAAGGCTGACGAGTTCAGCGGTGGTGCTGATGCCGCACGCCCTAGAATAGTGCCAGCAACAGAGACCGGCGACCTGCAGTCTGCTGAAAGCCTGCGCCGTTCCCGTGAGCGCGTGGAGGCGCGACAGGCTTTGAGGCGTGTGGCCGCTGCCGCGCAGGGGATGCCGAAATGATTGCGATGGGAATTGATTTGGGCCGGCCGGGCGCGGCCGTCGTGCTCACAGACTACACAGCGGGGAAGCCCTTATGCATTGCGCGGCTGACGATCCCGGTGAAAATCAACGACTACGACTATCAGCGCGGCATTGCCCGACTGATGCGCGAGCACAAGCCCGACATCGTGGCTGCCGAGAGGCCGGGGCATTGGGGGCGAGCGATCATCGGCCTTTCGCAGGCTAGGTGTGATTCCCTGGCCCGCGCGTCTGCGCAGGCGATGCAGATTGCCTACGTGAACTTCGAGCCCGTCAGCGTGAAGTGCGCGCTGGGCTGCAGCAGGACGGCGCCGAAGGACCAGGTTGCCCGGGCAGTTATGGCCCTCGTGCAGATAGAGCCCGGCGATCAACACCTGATGGACGCGGCGGCTATAGCCCTACTGGCGCTCAAGGGCAAAAGAGAGAAGCCGCGGGGACGCAGGAGGACCGGGAGCCGGCATGTGGGGTCGCCGGAGATGCCGGCGCGGGGAAAGAAAGTATGGCATGACCAGGCGGAATCACCATAGGCAGTCGGTCGGCAGGAAGAGGACGGCGCGGCCTGCGGGCACGCCGACAAATCAGGCGTGGCCAGCTCGGGTGAAGAGGGCGGTGCAGCAGCGGTTCCTGGCTGGCGAACGCCTAGTTGAGATTGTGAGGCAGACTGGTGTGGGGCGCACCACCATCAACACGTGGGCCAAGCAGGGCGGCTGGCATCAGGCGCAGGTCAAAGTGCACATGTTGTCGGCGCAGAAACTCGAGCAGACAGTGAGTGACCGGCTTGCGGAGATGGACAAAAGCCATCTCGAACTGCTGGCTGGTCTGCGGGCTGCAGTCTTCGTGAGCTTGTTTGAGCGTGACGCAAAAGGCGATGTGAACCTGAAGAAGCCGCTGCCCTTGAAAGGGGATGCGGCGAGGGCGATTGACCGGATCGTGAGCCTGGAGCGATTGATCGCGGGGCAGCCGACTGACCGGCACGATGTTACGGGCATCGGGGGACTGCCCAAGGCCGAACAACTGAAGGCGGTGCGCGAGATGCGCGACCTGCTTGAGGACGCGTTGGCGGGGCTGCAGCCGGACGAGACTGCGGATGCTTGACCCCGACCAGTGGCCGAGCATGGGCGAATACCAGCAGGCTTATGGGGGACTTGTGTTACTGCGTTGGCCAGAAATCGGGCGGCGCGGGTTCTGCCGAGTTTGCCAGAAATCATTGACCAGCAAGCGATTCGGTTGTTGCTCGCCAGAGGAGCGGGTGGTGGACTCCTACCGGTGGCACTACAGTAAGTGCGCCCTCGAATACGGACTGCGCTTCTGGGCTGGCCTTCACTGGCTCAAGCGGCAGGTGATTGCGCGAAATGGCCACTATGCCTGTCAGCGTTGTAGAGAAGTGCAGGAGCAGAACGGCTGGCCAAATCCGCGATTGCTTGAGATTCATCACACGGACGGCAGGCATGGTGAAAAAATGCACCACCTCGATAATCTAGAGGCGCTATGCAGACGTTGCCACAGGAAGGCACATCGCAGAAAGCCGATGGAGGTTGCGCCGTGATTGATCAGCACGCGCGCGCCGAGCAGGTGGTGATCGAGAGGGCGCGGGAGGACCCAGCGCTCTTCGGCAGATATGTGTGGGGCTACAAGGCGGCGGCTCATCATCGGCGCTGGCTGGAACTGCTGCAGTCGGGGGCGGACAGAATCATCATCTGCGCACCGCCTGGCCATGCCAAGACGATCTGGGTGTCGCAGATATGGGCCTCGTGGTGGGCGGGGAACAACCCCGACAAGCACGTGATCATCGCCAGTGTTACCGACGCAGTCGCGGTGCAGATCACGGCAGCGATCAAGCAGAGGATGGAGGACAGTCAGCGATGGTTGCGGGTGTTTCCGGGAGCGCAACCGGACAAGCGTCGGGACTGGGCAGATTCACATTGGAGTTTCACGGCGAAGAGGTCGGGTGATAAGGACCCGTCTTGCGCAGGGTGTGGGATAGGCGGCAGCGTAATCAGCCGGCGCGGCGATCTGATTCTGTTCGACGACCCCGCGAAGGGCGAGGAATCTGTTGCGACGCAACATCTCCGGGACCGGGCTTGGAGGGACTTCACCACCTTGCTCGAGACGCGGCTGACGCCGGGGGGCATAGTGGCTGTGATCGGGACGCGGTGGCACACCGACGATGTGATAGGGCGATGCCTGAAGAGCGGTCTGTGGAAGAGGGCTATCTTCCCGGCAGTCTCGGAGCTCGGCGAGGCATTGTGGCCCGAACACTACCCGCTGATGGTGTTGGAGGACCGGCGGAAGCGGATGAGCACGAACGATTGGCTGTGCCTGTACCAGTGCTCGCCGGTTGCGCCCGGGGGCAACATCCTGAAGGAGCAGTGGCTGGGATTGTGGGACAATGCACCGCCCTTCAAGCACGTGATTTGCATCTGGGATTTCGCGTTGAAAAAAACCGAGAGGGGATCGTTCTCGGCTTGCATCGTGTTCGCGGCGGACCACGAGAACCGGTGGTATGTATGCGACGCATGGCGGGGGCGAGGGGAATGGCCGGAGATCAGAGTTCAGGTGGCCCGCATCATCGCCGAGTGGAGGCCGGCGGCGGTGCTGATCGAGGAGACGCAGATGGGGTTGGTGGCACTGGCCGAGATGCGAGCGCAGACGAACATCCCGACGATCGCGGTGCATCCGGGCAAGGACGACAAAGAGTCCCGACTATCGGCGGTGGCGCTTCACTGTGAGGCGGGGAAGGTGAAGATCAAGGGCGGAGAGATTTGGACGCGCGACCTGATAGACGAACTGGTGAGTTTCCCGGCTTCGGCCTACAACGACTGGGTGGACTGCTTTGCTTACGGACTGAAGCACTTGGCGGCGCACACGCGCGGCGGGAGCATGAGCGGGATCGCGCTCGGCGGGCGCAGCGAAGCGGCGAGTATGGGACGATGAGCGGAAATGACCGGAAATGACCGGAAAAATCACAAATCAGGCGACGAGGGAAAGTAAAGCCGGAGGCTGATGCGAATGCCGAATGAGACGGCGCGAGCCCTGGTGAGTTACCTGTCCTCGACCTTCGGGGACCTGGGGGCGCTGGCCTACAGCCCGAACGACCTCTCGATCAGCAAGTTCAAGGAGATGCTGAACGATTCGACCGTGGCGGCCGGGTACGATTTCCTGCGCTTCACGGTGTTGAGCCGGGTGGGAGAATACACCAACGCCGAGGATCCCGAGATCGAGGAGTTCGTGCGCGAGCAGATTGACCGGTTGAGCGGTGCGTTCGAGTTGACGCTGTCGGATATCTTCACGGCCGTCTGGGCCGGCGTCTCCGTTACGGAGATGGTGCTGAGGCCGATCACGGAGGGCAAGTGGGCAGGCAAGGTCGGCTTCCAGGCGCTGCACACGATTGACCCGGCGACGATTCAGCCGCGCGGGTTCAAGATGAGCGACAACGGCTGGCAGATCGAATCGGTGAGCCAGAGGGTGGGAGCCAAGAGCGTCGAGTTGCCGGGCGAGAACCTGATCGTGTGGAGTCACGACGCAGCGTTCGGGAATCCGTGGGGATCGAGCATCTTCCGCGCCTTTTACAAAAACTACTTCACGAAAGACTTCGCGATCCGGGTGTGGGGGATATTTCTGGAGCGGTATGCGATGCCGATCCTGCGGGGCGCGGCGCCGCCGGGGAATTCGCTGTGCCCGATCCACAACCAGGAAGAGAGCAATACCCTCATACTGCGGGAGGTGCTGGAGCAGTTACTGACCAAGGCGGTGCTGGTCCTCCCCAAGAGTCCCGATCCGGGGCAAGACCAGGAAGCCGCGCTGCCGCACGTGGATTTTCTGGAGCCAGCGCGCAGAGGAGATGCAGGCGAATATCTGACGTCGATCCGGTATCACGACGGCGAGATACTCAAGCGGATGCTAATTCCCCGCCTGGTGCTAGAGGAAGCGCAGATGGGCACGCGGGCCCAAGCGACCGTGCACCTCGAGGCATTCATGCTGCGGCTGCAATACTACCTGGCGATTCTGAAGGCCGTGCTCGAGGAGGGGATCATAAGGCGGCTGATCCAGATCAACTTTGCGAACCCGACGGACTATGGAGAGTGGCGATTCGCGCCTATCAGCGAGAGCGATATTTCGCAGTGGGCGGACGTGATCTTCAAGTTGACGAGCGCGGGTTTCATGTCGCCTGCGGAGCCGACGCACCGGGACTTCGTTGCCGAGACGCTGCACCTGCCTGCTGCGGCGGAGCCGGAGGGCGAGGCGCAATGAAGCGGCTGCCTCAAGGTTTCTGGCGCAGGCAATTTCCTCATACGTCAGGTTGGCTGAAGGACTTGCGACGCGGATACGAGTCGTTCAGCTTGCTGCGGAAGATGCGTAATCCGCACGAAGCGACACGAATGGCCTGCATGTGGGCGACGCAGGCTAGATGGAGTTGCCACAACCCGCCGATGATCTATCGGGACAAGAGACTGTGTGAACTGCACCTGAAGCGGGTGAAGGAGATAACGCGGAACTTGGAGATGGTGGCAGGGCAGCCCTATGGTAGCGCGTGACCACGTGCACGCGGATGGTGCGCCGCCGCGCTGGCTGCCGGCCATCTACAGGCGTCGGGCGCTGAATGATTTCCTGAAGCGGGAGAAACGGATCACACAGGCTTGGGCGCAGCGGCGCCAAGCCCTGCTCCTCGAATTGCGTGGGCAGGTTGACTGGTCACTCCAGCAGCCTGCCCACATTGGTTTGATGACCCTGGGATTCCGGGCCTGGTTCGAGGACGCGCTGATCGCGTTGGCGCGCGAGATGCTGCATCTGGGCTGGAGGGATTCGGCGAATGATTGCCTGGCAGCCCTGGGGGCGAAACACAAGCTGCACTCTGAGGCTGAAGAAGTGCGCGCGTTCGCGGTCGCGGTGAAGTTGCCGGGGCCGCCCGCGGCCGACGACCTGAACGGGCTGGTGAGTTTCATCGGGGCAAGTCCCGGACCGCCGGAGCAGGCGCTCGCCTGGTATCGGCAGTATGCGCTGAAGCTGGCGCGCGTGCAAGACCTGGGCGTGCTCGATGACGTGAAGGCGGCGGTTACGCGGGGAGTCCGGGAGGGATTGCCGACCGACGACGTGATGAAGTTGATCGGCGAGCGGCTGGACGTTGCGAAGTCGCGGCTGGAGACGATCGCGCGCACGGAGAGCATGAAGATTTACAATGCGGGGCGGCTGCTGCAGACCCAGGGCCTGGGGGACGCGGTGGCGGCGTATGAAGTGCACTCCATCACCGACTTCCGGCTGTGCGAAATCTGCAGGCTGTACGCGGGGCGAGTGTTCCCGGCGGGGCAGTTGCAGGGGAATGCGCCGCCTTATCATTTCGCGTGCCGATGTTGTCTCGCGGCAATCTTTTCCTTCGAGCAATGGGAGGGGAACTTGCCTGCGGGTGCGATGCCGCTGCCGGGCTTCGGGCGGGTCGTGATGCCTGCGAGGTTCTGACCAATTCCATTCGGAGGGAAAGCAACTGGCAAGGCGGGTCGCCAGGAATGGACGCGGTCACGATCATAGTTTGCGGCACGATGGCGATGATGGTGCGGTCCCCGGCGAAGGGGAACCCGAAGCCAGCGCCGATCGTGAATGTCTGCTACGCGAGTTACCGTGATAGCCGGGGGGCGGAGTGGCACGTGCAAAGCGAGCCGTGCGTGATTTACCCGCGGCGCAAGTAAATGGCTGATCTGAAGCCGCAACTGCCGCACCGATCCAATGGCAAGCGCCACGCGAACGGTCTGCTGAAGAATTTGCAGGCCCACCCCCGCAAGGCGTGCATCGAGGGGGAGCACATCTGCCGGTTTCTGGGCAACGGGAGAGACACGGCAAACCTGCCGACCTGGGTCTGCTTTCATCCTGCGGGCACGCAGCAGGAAGTTGAGCCCCACGACGCGAGTTCGGTGTGCGGATTCGGCGAGGGTCTGAAGAGCACGAACCGGTGGCGCTTCTGGACATCGGGCGACCTGCAGGTATTCGCAGAGGAGATCGGGAGGGGCCGAGGTTGGGGGAAGCGCGTGGCGGCAAGATTGGGCAGGTCGCTGCAGGCTGTGTTCAACTCGCGGAAGCGGCTACTGGGCAGTGCCGTGCGCTATATCACAGCGCCGCAGGTGCTGGACGAGTCTTGTCGGTTATTCCACGAAGCGCGGCTCGCCCGGGTCCGGCTTGCGAGGTTCCGGCGCGAGCACGGATTGAATCACGAGAACGTGCGGGCGGCCTATTGGAGGCGGATGCGGAGGGGCGTGAAAGCACGCGCAAAAAGGGCCTTGGGGAAATGATATGGTGCGATGCAATTGCTGCGCTACATGGCGTTCCCGCAGGCACTGGAGTTTGCGGACGAGGACAGCGACCAGCAACTCGTAGTTCGCAACGTGCAGGTATTCCGGGTGGGGACGTTCCGGGGCGACACCTACGACCAGGGTTATCTCGATAAGATCGTTCGGAACTTTCAACGGCTGAGGCGCGGGGGATTCACGCCGGCGTTTACCCTCGACCACAGCGGCGATGTCCAGAGCGTGATCGGGAATGTCACAGACGTGCGGCGCAAAGGGGACGTTCTGCATGCCGACCTCCTGATTCTGGATGCCGATGCGATTGAGCGGGCCCGGCGCGGATTGCTGAGCCGTCTCTCGGTGGATATAAACGCCGAGGGCCAGGACGACACAGGAGCAGTGATAGGGCCGGTCCTGCGGGCGATCGCAGCGGTGGCGATCCCGCAGGTGAAATCGCTGCAACCACTGGTGATCAATTCGGAGGACGGGATATTCCGAGCATTCGAGGATGATTGGGACATTCGGCGGTTTGTGTGGGACGAGAAGGAGAACGAGATATGGCACCGAGTGCGAGAGCCGGATGACTTCCAGCCCGAGACGTTCCGGCGCAAGGAGATACAGGGGGGCGCAAAGGCGATCTCGATCGTGGTGGCCCGTCTAAAACCCGACAAAGTGCCTGAGGGCAATGATCCCAACTCGGCGGTCGTGCAGGCATATCGGTTCGCAAAGAAGACCGATGATAACCCGGGCGGGTGGACGGTGGCAGAGGCAAAGGATTGGTGGGCGAAGCACAAGGGCGAACATGCGGATCGGGCCAGCAAGTTGTGGGCTGACTTGAACCGGTGGATGACCCTCGAAAACCGGCCTGGGGAAAGCAATAGAGCGGACGATGGAAAGGGCAGGACGGAGGAGCCGAAGATGAAGAAGTTCAGCGACTTGCTTGCGAAGATGAAGGAACTGATTACCGGCGCTGAGGCCGAGATCAAAGGCGAAGACAAACCCGACCCTGCGGCCGTCGCCGAGATCGAGAAACTGCGAGCGGACTTGAAGAGTCTCGAGGACAAGGGCGAGGCAGACCGTAAGCAGTTGGCCGAGGAGGTGGGGAAGCGGGCGGATGAAGCAGCGAAGCGGCGCGCCACCGACGCCAAGCACAGCGTGCAGGCATACGTCGAGAAGGGGATCATCGCGCCGGCGGCCTCTGCATTCGCGGAGGCGATCCTATCGCTGCCGGCGGAGACCACGCTGAAGTTCGCCGAGAAGGACAAGGCTGCGGCCGACCTGGCGGTCGCGGATCTCTTCAAGCGATTCGTGGAAGCGCAGGGGGTGGTGCTGACGCTGGGCGGGCGCGGACACGCCGCCTATCAGGCGACGCCTGGGGAGAGGCCGGAAGCGAAGGAAGTGGCCGTGCGCAAGATGGCTGAATCGAAGAACCCGGAGATCATCGCAGGGCTGAAGGAGCGGGCGAAGACCGAGTCCGTAGTGGCCAAGGTCCTGCAGGAGATGAAGTTGCTGGCGTAGTCAGCGAGCCGAGAAGGTTAGCCGAGGAGGATCGAGATGCCGAAGATTGCAGGAGCGACGAGCCACCCGGACGTTTCGGGGAAGGCATTCATCAAGGGAAATTCCAACCCGCACGTGATTGGGGGATTCATTGACAGCGGGACGCTGGACCCGGCGCACACCGGATTCACGCACATCATCCGGGCCGGGAACATCATCGGCAAGAACTCGAACACCGGCCGCTGGCACGTGATCCGGGGCGGCTACACCGCTGGGGCAACCAACGTGGGGACTACGAAGGTGGTCCTCGCGTCGGCCACCCTGATCAACAGCGGTGACAACGTGAAGATCGTGCCGTTCGACGGGGCCAGCCCGGAGCAAGACCTGGGGGCTGTGACCGCGAAGAGCGGCGGGGCCCTGACCGTGACCAATGCGCTCAGCGTGACGGTGGCGCAGAGCGCGTGGGTGTGCGCTTCGCCGGCCACGGACTACGACCAGGACGTGGCGGCGGGGATCCTGATGACCGACGTAACCCTGAAGAACGAATATGGCGCGGCGGTGCACGCGATGGGAGACATCGCGGATGCACTGGCCGTGATTGATTCCAGCGAAGTGCGCAACCTGTATGGCAAGGCGCAAGAGGAATTGGAAGGGCCGCCGCACTTCTTCTCCTTCGACTGAGGAAGGTCGCGGTAGGAACGAGTCCGACGGAGGATTGAGATGGCAGAACTTCTCGTTGAAAGCGATGTGGCGACCGAGAGCGTGCGGCTGTTCGAGAACCGCAATTTCCTGATGGCGCGGCTTTTCCCCGAAGAGCCGGTGCGGGGCAGCATCACGGCAAAGTGGGACGTGCTGAAGATGCCGCGGACGGTTCCACCGGCCTCCGTGGGAGGCTCACCCGCTACGCGCCGGAACCCGATCGTGCGCAGCCGGAAGAGTTTCACCATGGCGCGGATACGATTGCGCGACCTGGCAGCCGGAGTGGACATGCGCTTCGGCGTGATGCCCGGGAGCCAAACCGAGCGCTATGGAATGGCTGCGGTGCGCGACAAGTTGTTTGCGCTGACCGCCGAGATCGAGTTTGCCAAGGAGTTTGCCAGGGCGTCGGCGCTGACGGGCAGTTACGTGATCACCTACGAGGACGGGACCACGGTGACCGTGGACCTCGGGTTCGCCACGACCCACAAGCCCACGGCGGGGGTGACCTGGGCGACCACGACAACGAACATCATCGCCGACATCATGACCTGGAAAAAACTCGTGCAGCAGGATTCCGGGCAGGATCCCGCAGAGCTCTGGATTGACGACACCGTGGCCGGGTATCTGATCAACAACACCACGATCCAGAACTACATGAAGGAGCCCGTGAACGCCGGAAGCCTGATCCGGGACGGAAGGCTCGCGCGCCTGTGCGGACTGGACGTGGTGCAATACAATGGGGGCTACGACGCGAGCGGGACATTCACGCAGTTCATTGACTCCGGGCACGTGATCATCGTGCCGCGCCCGGCAGACGCGGGTATGCAGATGCTGACCGGGCAGTCTGAAGACGTGCGGGCGGCCGACAACCCGGGCTTATTTTCCAAGACCTGGATGGAGGAAGACCCGAGCGGCATTCACTGCCTGGTGGAGCAGTACTTCATGCCGGTTATCAAGGTCCCGGACGCAGTGGTTTACGCCGACATCGTGCCGTAAGGGCGGCAGCGAGGACAGCGGAAGCGGAGAGAGATTGAGATGCCGACAAGCCTAATGCGCAGGAAGGCCGGATCGCTAGTAGGGATAACAAACCTGGCCAAACCGTCTGCGCGCTTCGTGGTAGTGCTATCGCAGACGGGCGCGATCGCAGTGCGCGCCGCATTTGGCGCGTGGCGCGCGCCGTTTCCCTGTGTGCTCGAGACGCTGGACATCGCGGTCCAATCCCTGGGAGCGACGGGGGGCGAGACCTCGGTTGACGTGAATCGGGCAATTGCACCGGGCAGCGCGGCGGCGACCCTGCTGACTGCTCCCTTCTCCCTGGCCTACGACGCCGCCAATGCGTACCTGACGGCAGTGCCGAGCGGCGGGGCGTTGGCGGTGGGGAGCGGGAACGTGATCAGCGGCGACGTTGACACGATTTGCACGAGTGGGGCCGCTGGGTTGACACTCGCAATGGTCTTTCGCAGCACCCACGTGGCCAGTTAGCGGCGGCCGCAGACGGAGAAGGAGAAACCGAGATGCCGACAAGCGTGCAACGCCGAAAGGGCGGATCCACAGCGGGATTGACGAACCTGGCGAATGCCTCTGCCAGGTTCACAGTGATACTGTCGCAGACCGGGACGCTGGCCGCCCGGGCAGGGTTTGGCGCCTTTCGCGCCCCGTTCCCGTGCGTGCTGGAGACCCTGGACATGGCAGTCCAGTCATTGGGAGGAACCAGCGGGGCCACCTCGGTTGACGTGAACCTGGCGACGGCGCCGGGGAGCGATGCAGCCACCATCCTGGTGGCGCCTTTCTCCCTGGCGTACAATGCTGCAAACCTCTTCCTGACAAAGGTTCCGAGTTGCGCGCCCCTGGTCGTCGGCAGCGGGAACGTTATCAGCGCGGATGTTGACGCGGTGCCTGGAACTGCAAGCGCTGGACTGACGGTCTCGCTGGTTTTGCGCGCCACGCACGTGGCGAGTTAGGGGCACCGATGCCTCGAATCCGCAATCTCTATCCGGGATTGACACTTGCCGGCAAAGTGAGGGTCGAGGGCGAGGAGTTTGACATCCCGGACAACCAGGACTCCTCAGCCCCGGCCTCCGCAGATCAGATTGCACTCGATTATGCGGAAGGGAAGCGACTGGTCAAAGGTCAGCGGGGGGCGGAGATGGCGGGCGCCCGGTCCACATTCCTCATGCCCGAAGCGCCCTGGAAGCGCGAGGGGGCGGGAAAAAGCACAGACAATGGCAACGGCAATGGACCCGAGGGCCCGGCGGACGAATCGGCGGTGACAGAGGCAGCCGACGCTCCTGTTCCAGCCCAGGAGCGGCAACGTGAGACGCTACCCCAAGATGAACCCGAACCGGAGACCCCGCCGGGCCGCTCTACTCGCAGCAAATCCCACAGGAAGTAGGTGCAGATGGCCTACTGCACGCAGACCGACATCGAGGGGGTGCTGCCGCTCCTTTCCCAGATATTGTCAGGCAACACTTCGATCAGCGTAGCGAATGAGATTTCTTACGCGGATGCCGAGATTGACGCGGCGTTGCAAGGACTCTGCCAGGTGCCGTTCTCGGTGGTGCCGCCCATCATCACCAACATTTCACGGCTGCTCGCGGCCTCCCGAATCGCCATGCACTCGACTGCCAAGTTGGACGAGGAGCACATGGCGGCGGCGAACGAACTGGCAGAGGAGGGGCGGGGATTGCTGGAGCGCATCCGTAACGGCGAGTTGGCCCTGGAAGGCGCGGGGCGGACCGAGCCACAGGAACGGGTGAGCAGGATCGAGTTCGGGGGCCAATATGGGCACCCCGTCTTCTCGACGCAACCAGAGATTGCATGGGGGACAAAGGGGCAGCGCAGCCAGACGGACGATCAGGCGAGGGGCGTGGCCTGATGGGCGTCATGCTGACGTTCAAGTGGCAGGGACTCCCTCCCGTCAAAATGGCGCTCGAAAACCTCTCTCCCAACGTGTACCGCAATCAACTCTTCGGGATGCTGGGGCAGATCATCATCCGGTCGAGCATGAGGACGTTCGCCGCGGAGGGGAGGCCGGCGAGGTGGGCACCGCTGAAGTGGACGACGATTCGGCGGCGGCTGCTAGCGCGCGCGGGCAGGCGGAAGACGAAGGGGCCGCGGGGCAGCATCCTGCTGCAGCGCGGGGGCACGATGATGCGCGGCGTTAGGATTCTGCAGGACGAAGGCATCATGAAGGCTAGTGTGGGGCAGCCTGGGGTGGGCGATGCCACGGGGCGCGGAGTTTATAGAATCACCGGGGACCTACTTGAGATAGGGACTGGATTGCCGCGCGGGCGGACGCATCAGTTCGGAGATCCGCGGCGCAACATTCCGAGGCGGCCGTTCCTGACCCAATTGCCGGAGGACGACCAGGCGATGCACAAAGCCGTCGAGTTTGTGATCCAGCACGCCCGGGGAGTCGCCTAGCATGTCGCTGCCGGCGAGCACGAGATACCTAGTAATCAGGGACGCGCTGTACGCGCTGCTGCACGACCATGCGAATCTGAGCACCGTGGTGACATGGTGCAAGGAACTGCACAGTTTCGCGGAGGTGCAATCGGCGGGGGCGTTCCCGATCGTCGCGGTGGTGCTGGCGGACCAGATCAGCGATGCGGCGTGGAACCTGTCGGGCGGGACCAGGGATTACCACTACAGGTTCGAGATACACGTGGCGGTGATGGACCTGACCAGCCCGCAGACCTGCCAGGACTCGCTGCTGCAATATCTGGAGGCGATCGAAAACATCCTGCAGTCGGACCAGACCTGGGGCGGCTCCGTGACCCAGTCGTGGGGGCAGACTACCGAGTGGCTGATGGGGAGAGATGACAAGCAGGCGTCCTACATTGCGGCCGGGGTGATCACGCTGGAGGCGCGGGCGCGGAAGCTTTAGGGAAAGCAAGAGCGAGATGAACGGATTTGAGAGTTGGGCGAACCTGGGCGGCATGGGAGTGATCGCGGTGGCGTTCGCGTGGCTGCTGAAAAACACCCTGGAGAACCAGAAGCGCATGGCGGAGAGCCACGCAGAGGACAAGCGCCGGTTCAGCGACATCGTGCAGAACCACTTGAATCACAACAGCGAGGTACTGACGCAGCAGATGGGCGCGATGCAGAGCCTGACGGCAAGCGTGGACAGGGTGGTTGAGAGCACGCGGAAATGCGCGGAGAAAAGGCCATGACCGCCGCAGGGATCAACGAGCGCAACTGGCGGATGCTGCAGACCCTGAACCCGGCCTGCCGCGAGCGCGTTGACAAGATGATTGGGCGGCTGAAGGCGTTGGGATACCGGCCCGTGATCTGGTCGGGGCTACGGACGGCCCGGGAGCAGGCTGGTCTTTACCAAAAGGGCAGAAAGTGCATTCTGGGGAAATGGCGTCGGTGGCCACCAGCGGGATCCACGGTCACGGATAAGGATGGGTACGCGCGGAAGAGCAATCACCAGGAGCGCTATCCCGGGAGCGGGGGATTCGCGGCGGACGTAGTGCCGTGCAAGCGGCGCGGACAGACCGACGAATACGAGCCGTCATGGAAGTGGCCGCCGCACGTGTGGGCGGACTGGAAGACGGCGGCTATGGAAGGGGGGTTGGCGTGGGGCGGCGATTGGAAACTTGGGGACAAGTGCCACGTGGAGATGGCGTGATTTCCAAAGGAGGATATGAAAATGAGACGCACGATTCTGATAGTAGCATTGGCAGCGATCATGCTGCTGACCGTCCCGACAGTATCGGGAGCGGACAACTTCCTGCAGAACCTGGTGGGGTTCGTCGGGAATCCCGACGGCTCAAGCATGATGTTCCTGCACGGACGGACGGCGCAAGCGATAGGGCCGTCCATCAACTTTCAACTCGTCGGCCCCGTGTATCTCGACATCGGGGTTCTCACCAGCAATACCGACACGAGCGTTCGGGTCGTGCCGGGCATATCGCTGGGTGCGAAAGTGAGCAAGGCAAGCGGCAACAGCATCGTGCAAGTGATCGCCAACTCCGGGCTACAGGTATTCGCTGGCGTGGCCTGGACGCCGGATTCGTATGGCGGGACGCGCATCGGGAATTGGGAACTAAAGAATGTGGGCTTCTACGGCGGCTTGCGAAAGACGTTCTGACGGAGGTTGACATGAGCGCAATCAGCAAGTGGATAGATGCGCAGGTGCAGCATCGCGCGGCAGCGGCTGCCGATGCAGCCACGAAGCAGGCGCTGGATGAGTTTGGCAAGGCGGCATCGGCCTGGTTGAAGAGCCAGGAGAAGATGAACTGGAATACGTGGTTGCGCAAGTCCTGGTTCGGAGGCGTTCTCGCAGCAGCCGCCACCGGTGTAGCGCCCCTTGTCATCGCCAAGATGAGCGACTGGGTAACACTACTCCACGGGAACAAGGCGTTGTGGGCGATTCCGGCAGGGGGAATCCTCGGGTTCGTGATCGCCGCCGCGCAGAATTGGCTGAAGCACCGCAAGCCGGTGCCGATGTAGCCTGCGATGCCCGGCAATAGCCTACCTCTCGATATCGTATTCGTGACGGGGGCCCTGCCTTTCGACGGGCGCACGCCCCGGGTTGCGAGCCTGGGCGGCTCCGAGAGTGCGTGCGTATTCATGGCAGAGGCCCTGGCGCGCCTGGGGGCGCGTGTGCAAGTGTTCTGCAACTGCACGGAGGAGGGGGAGCATTTCGGAGTCCGGTATCACAACCTGCAGTCGTGGCAGACCTTCAGACGCTTTTTCGAGTGCGACGTAGCGGTGCTGCTGCGAGACCCGGGCCTACTGGCAGCCGAAGGTGTGGCCCAGTTGCAGTGCCTGTGGGGCCACGACATCCTGACCGTGGCGACGGCCAAATACCTGCAGGCACTCCTGCCGTTCATGGACCGGATGCTGCTCTTATCCCAGTTCCACGCCGACCAGTGGCTGGGGCATGTGCCGGCGCTGAAGCCGATCATAACAGAGACGCGAAACGGATTCCCGGCTGAACTGGTGGCGGCCGAACCTGAGCCCGACGGCCGTCAGCCGTTGCTGATCTACGCGAGTCGCCCGGAGCGGGGCCTTTCTCACCTGGCGGAGATATGGCCCCGCATCAGGGCGCAGGCGCCGGAGGCGAAGTTGGTGCTGTGCACCTATCTGCATCCCGCGGCAGATAAACGGCCAGAATGCCTCATGCCATTCGAGCGGGTGAGCGGCCTGGAGGGAGTCGAGAGCGTGGGCGGGTTGAGCAAGCCGGAGTTCTACGCGCTCTTGAAAAGAGCCTCGGCGCTCGTCTATCCTTCCCACTTCCCCGAGGTTTCGTGCATCGCGGCAATCGAGGCACAGGCGTGCGGATTGCCCGTGATCGCGGGGGATTACTGCGCGTTGAAGGAGACGGTCAGCCCGGAGGCGGGAGTGCTGGTGAAAGGGGATCCGGCGAGTGAGGAATACCAGGTGGAGTTCGCGGCGGCGGCCGTGCGCGCGCTGACAGACGGGGCGCAGCGCGCGACATGGGGCGAGGCAGGCAAACAGAACAGCAAACGCTATGCGTGGGACAGGATTGCGGGCGAGTGGCTGGAGATGTTCGCAGATGCGCTGGCCTGGGACGAGAAGAACCTGGTGCGGTCGCTGCGGCGGCATGGGGACAGGGAGGCATTGGTGCAGGCGGGCCTTTCGACGGACGCGCGCGAGGGGCTGGATTTTCTGCGATCGGGCAAAGCGTATTTTCAGCACTACGAAAAGGCGGCGGCCAAGGAGGGTTACGTTGACGACGTGGCCCAGATCGCGCAGAGCGCGCGGGGGAAATGGCTGGCGGAGCAGTTGAAGGGGTTCGGGGACAAGGTTGGCGCGGGGAAGAGGCTGCTCGATTTCGGCTGTCAGCAGGGGGCGTTCGCCGTGATCGCTGCGGAGATGGGCTGGGAAGTCGTGGCGGTTGATTGCGCCGCTGCGAATGGGGAGAAAGCCGAGCAGATCATCGCAGAGCGCGGCCTGGCCGAGAAGGTGAGAGTTCAGATTGCGGCGTCGCCGCTGGACGCGCAGGGCGGGCCGTTCGAGGCTGTGTGGGCCGGCGAAATACTGGAGCACGTGGCGGATCCGAGGGGCCTGCTTGAGCAACTCGAGCAGATATTGAAGCCGGGCGGCCTGATGCTGCTGACCGTGCCGTTCGGGCCGTGGGAATCGCAATCGTGGCCGAGCACTGATTCCGGCGTTCGGGGTGCGGACGCAGAGCAGCAGGCGGTCTATCACGTGCGGTCGTTCTCCTCGCGCGACCTGATGGACATGCTGGAGGGCAGGCACCCGGAGATACTGCAGACCGAGGCGGGCACGACGGCAAGGGGCGAGAAACTGGGCTGGTTCGCCGTCTGGTATTGCAAGCCGGACAAGGTGGTGCCGATTCACAGGTTCTCGTGGCAGAGAAAGTTGCGCAAACGGCCGCAGGAGAGTTTGAGCGTCTGCATGATCGTGGGGGGAGAGAGGGGAGGGCATACCCTGGCGCGGACTCTGGAATCGGTGAGAGAGATCGCCGACCAGATTTGCCTGACCTTCTTCAACGCGCCGCAGATCGCCAGGGAGATCGCGCGGCCATATCTTGGTCGGGATGACATCGTGCAGGAACACCAGTGGCCCAACCGATTCGACGAGGCGCGTAACATCAGCATCGCGCCGGCAACAGGCGATTGGATTCTATGGATTGACGACGACGAGGTGCTGGTGGGGCCGGACCGGCTGTGCCACCGGCTGCGTGAGAATGTGTATCTCGGTTACGTGATCCGGCAGGTGCACATGATGGTTGACGCTGAGACCGTGGTGGACACGCCAGTCCGTTGTTTCCGCAATCGTCGGGGCATCAGGTTCTACGGCGTGATACACGAGCAGCCGGAGACGGAATTGAATCATTCCATCGAGCCGAATAGCACACTCTCGAACGTCATCATTGCGCACGACGGCTACAGAGACGAGAAGACGCGGCGGCTACGTTTCTTTCGGAACTTGCCCTACCTGGAGCGCGATAGGCAGGAATACCCGGAGAGGGCGCTGGGGGTGTATTTCGTGCTGCGGGACCTGGTGCAGTCGGCGCGGTTCCTGTGCGAAACACAGAACATACCGCTGCCGCCGCCGGCATGGAGCCAGCCCTATGCGCTGCTCGTGGAGGCGGTGGAATTGTTCCGCGGCAAGATCCCGCAGATGGCCAACCAGCCCAGGTATCACCAGGCGTTGGAGTGGTATGGGAAGGCGCTTTTGATGCTGGGAATCGGCTACGAAGTGGAGGCGCAGATGGCGGTCGTGCCCGCGGAATTCCTGCGTTCCGGGCAGGATTTCAAACTGGGGGCGCGGGCGCGATTCGAGACGATCGAGGAGGCGGACCAATACCTTGGGGAAATGATAAGGCAGGGAATCACAGCGGCGAAGGCAGCGGAGAACGAGGAGTTCGCATTCGATGAGCGAGATGACGGACAACCAGCCGAAGAAGAAGCCCAACCTGAATCGCAACTCGAAGCCGTCACAGCCTGAGGCGAAGACGTGCGTGGTGTGGCTGGGGCCCGGACGGGAAGTCTCGGCCCTGAACAGGATATGGAAGACGGGCGAACTGGTGGTGGGCGAGGATCCCGAGACGGTGCGGCTGTTGTGCACGAACGGGGGATTCCACAGCCCGGGTGTAGCGAAAGACGAAGGCGGGAACATGACGGGCGGCGAGCCTGGTGCAGCAGACGACTGCTCAGCGGCGCTTTTGAAGCGTCTGAGAATCTGGCCGATGAAGGCCAAGGACAGGGAGAAGGACGATGCCAGCAGGTAGGCTATCACAACTGGGCGCAGGCGTGGAAGTGAGTTCGTGGGGCGTGGCGGTGGCGCCGGTGCTGTTCGAGGACAGGGCGAACGTCCTGGCTTTGGACCGGGACATTGCGATCGAATATCCGGCGCACATTGCGGTCGGGATTCGGGGTTTGCGCCGGGTGCGCAGGGGCGTTGACCTGGTAGGCGGCCGGATCGGATTCGACGCGGGGCCCGATTCCGTGCTGGGGATGTTCCTGCTGAGCGCCTTCGGGGTGCAGACCACAAGCGTGGTCGGCTCAAGCCTGTGGACGCACACATTCACCCACGTGCAGAGCGGGTTCATCCCGTCGCTGACGATCGAGGTGGATAGGGGGACGATCCAGAGCAACAGATTCACCGGCTGCCGCGTGAACGAGATCACGTTGAGCCTGGACGCCGACCCGACAGCGGTGCTGGCCTGCGAAGTGGACATCATTGGAAAGACGGCCGTGACGACCACCAAGGCGCAGGCTACGTTCCCGACAGAGGACGCCTTCTCGCGCACCGGGTTCAAATTCTTCGTGGACTCGGCCGAGGACCTGCTCTGCGACCAGTTCAGCATGACGTTCCGCAACCTGCTGGAGCGCCGCCATACGGCGGGGGGATTGGCGAGCGTGGGGCAGGTGGTGGCGGGCAACTTCGAGGTGGAGGGGCGATTCCGGCGCATCTTCGAGAACACCGACAGGCGCGCCGATTACTGGGCGGGGGACCGCAGGGACATCGGGTTCGAGTTCAGTGTCGGCAGTTTCAAGTGCGTGATGCAGTCACCGAATAGCGACTTCAGCGAGTATGACGCGGATCCAACGGAGGGCTTGATGGAGGAGAACGTGGGCTTCCGCTGGCTGACCGTGACCGGGAAGAGCCCAAACGTGCGGCTGACAGATGCGACCTCGGGGTATTGACATGGCTGGTGACGAGATCGCAGGATCGGAAGAAACGCAAGAGGTTGACCTGGCGGAACTGACCATCCGGGAACGGGTGGTGGAACTGCAGGCCGGCAAGCGCCGGGCGCGGGTGCGCCTGCGGGTGCTGGGGTCGCGCAGCAAGTTGAGGCAGATCACGCGGGACGCGTGGGCGCGCGAGATGGCCCGGATCAAAGGCGATCCGGAGACGGTGGCCTCGATCAGGGAGGAGATAACGGCAACGCCCCGTGAGGCCCTGATAGACGAGGCCATCGCGCTGGACCGGACCGAAGTGACGATGCAGGGCCTGCGTGACAGATTTGCGGAACAGGCGGACCGCGAGATCCATGATCCGGTGATGCCGCAGCGGGACCAGAACGAAACCGAGGCGGAATTCGACGCGCGCAGGGCTCAAAACGAGAGCGAGTTGAAGGCGGCAAAAGAGGCGCGGGAGCGCAGGACAGAGGAGATTGCGGCAGAGGCGCGGCCCAAATACGCCGACACGACACTGGCCCAATTCGTAGAGATCTTGCTCGAGAACAGGATGACCGAGCGTGCGATGGGGAAGGCGAGCGAGGTCTCCAACGAGCACCTGCTGCTGATGGTTTGCCACAAGGCCGATGACTCAGGTCGGCCCTACTTCGCGGGTTTGGAACAGGTGAAGAAATTGCCCGATGCCGTGCGCTTGAAACTGATCGAGGACTACGCGACTCTGGATGCCGGGGACGGGGAGGCGGCGCTCCCTTTAGAATCGCGGATAATTCCGACTTCAGGCTAGCGTGCCTGGTGGGCGAGAAGTTCCACCTGCTGCCAGACGACCCGGCGATCGCGGGGATGCCGTGGTTCGTGAAGGAGGCGCTCTACATCCTGGCGCTGGATGAGGCTGCGGCTTCAATTCCGACGCAATCAGGTTCCACAGTTCGGGCACCCGATCGCATTCGCAAACATCCTGGGTTATACGAGCGCTGGATCCGCGACCAGCGGGCGAGCGCGCTAGCGCGCAGCCGCCAGGGAGCGGATCGCGCCGGCAGAGGACACTGAAATGCCAAGAGCCATCGAGACAGTGATCGGGATACGCCTGCAGGACCTGGCAAGCCCGGCGTTACAGCAGACGCTGCGCAACCTGGGGGTAGCGGAGAAAGAGACGCTGCAACTGAACCGCACCATCGCTGCGACAGCACCTGCGGCGGCGGGTGGATTTCGGGCGATGGCCTCAAGCGTGTGGAGTTTCGCCACGAGCATGAGGGGCCTGGTAGCGGGAGGGGCGATCGCAGGGCTGGTCTATGGTCTGCGGAATGCGATGAGCCAGGTAGAGCAGTTCGGCATGACGGTGTGGCGCGTTCAGGCGATCATGGGGGCGACGAGCCAGGAGGCGGCGGGATTTGTGGACGCGCTCGACGATATTGGAATGGAGGCGACGCAGATCGCGCGCGCGGTCTATTTCATGGAGCGGAACCTTGGCGCAGCCGGGAACAAGTTGGAGCAGATGCTCGGGACGCTGGGCATCAACATCGGCACGATGAAGTCAGCCGAGGAGCGATTCTGGGGGATCATCAAGGCGCTTGGACGAATGGAGGATACGCAGCGGCGGACGTCGGTGGCCCAGCAAGTGTTCGGTCGCGGCGCTCTCAACCTGATGCAGATTATGGAGATGACTACTCAGGAGTTGCGCGAACTTGAGCAGGCATCCCAGAAGAGCCCCCTGCGGAATGTCTTCACGGCTCAGATGACCCAGCAAGTCAAAGATTATCATCTGGCACTTCAGCAGTTGCATGATACGTGGCTGGCATTCAAGGCGGAACGATTGTCGCCAGTTATGAAATTCATGACTGGCATCGCGCAATTTTTGGGAGGAGGCGGCATACCTGACTTGTGGAGGACGGAAGCCGAAGAGCATTGGAGGGCAGTGCAGGCACTACCCCCTGGCTGGCGGCGCCCTGCGGAAAGGAGAGAGCGACTTCGACCACCGACGCCTGCTGAGGAGGATGCTTTACTGCGGCAAAGGCGGACACGTGCACTTGAGGCTGAATCTGGTAAACGTTCTGCTGTGATTGCAGAGGCGGGGCGCAAGGCCCGGGAAGAGGAGATGCGGGCGACCGAAAAGATGCACGATCAGCATCAGCGGAACCTGTTGGTGCAGCGGCGTGGGGCGGAGGCCGAGCGCAGGAAGCGGAAAGAGTTTGGGGCCGAGGATGCGCGCCTGGCAAATGAGCGGATTGCGGAATACAAAAAGGGGATTGAGACGCAACAGGAGGCGGTCAGCCGACTGCTAGGAATGCGCGCAACGGAGCTGGAAATTGCCAAGCTGATCACAGAGGAGCGACGGCTTTTGGGAAGGTTGACCGAGGATCAGATCAGCCAGGAGGAGAGGGCCGCGCGCAATCAGCTGCTCTACGATCTGCAGCGGCGGCAGCGTCAGATAGAGTGGATGCGATTGGCCAAACAGGGACCGCGTGAGTGGGCACCAACACCGGGGGGCATCGCCCCGGCGGGCGTGGGCGGGATGATGATGGCGGGTCGCAAATTCGCGCCGGAGGCCCCGCGCGAATTGGAGAATATCCGAAAGCAGATCGGTGAGATCACCAACGAACGGTTGCGGGGGGAGAAGGCAGCAAAGGAAGCGCACGAGGCGGCGATCAAGCGCCTGGCCGAGTTGCCGGGAGGGATTCAGGCGGCGAGGGGCCTGGTGCGACCGCTACAGGATGAGGCCGAGATCGCCCGCTGGATTCAGCAGGAGACCGACGACCTGCGGGAGCAGGAACAAATCCGGGGGCGAATGCTGGCACGGGCGCTTGGCATCGAAGAAGAGATTTACGATCTACAGCAATGGCTGGTGACGCCGGAGAAAATGCGGCCGCAACTGGAAGAGGCGCAACGGATACGCGATGCGTTGAAGGACATGATGGACGTGCCCGAAGACTTGCAGCGCAAATGGGCGGATCTGCAGTGGGGGAAGTTCTTTGTCAAGCAGGCGGAAGATGCCGCCGATAAGCAGCGGCAGATTTGGGACAAGTCGCGCCAGGATTTCGAGGAGATGTGGACGCGGGCATTTCTCGATCTGCAGACGGAGGGATTCGGGGCGATCACGTCGCTTGGGCGGGCGATGTTGAGCGCGGAACTGGCGGCGCGATTCAAGCGCGGGATGAAGAGGACGTTGGACGAGTTGACCGCGATGAAACTGGGGCCGAGGCCGCCGGAAGAGGTGAACCTGCTGGCCGGGAACACTATGGTGAACGCGGCCAACATCTTTGCACCGGCGGCGGCGACGATGCTGCAGGCGGCGGGAATCTTCGCGGGTGCACCGGTTACCGGAGGTGCGCCAGGTCGGAAGCCAGGAGTCGGGGCTCCTAGCGTCGGCGCATTAGCTACCATTCCACCAAGTGCGGCCTTTTCGCAGGCGCAGTTGAGCGCGGCGGCGCAAGCGAATGTGCGTATGCTGGCCTACCTGACAGGGTTTGCCCCCCCGGCACGCGGCAAGCCAGATGCCAGGGCCAGATACAGCGGCCAGGCAGCGGCGCTTACATCGCAGTTAGCCACTGCCTCCATGGTCGTCGGCCTGCTGAGTAGTTTCATGGGGGAGGAGCAGGCGGGGGCGATCCAGGACGTGCTGGGAGGGGCGGCGGGATTCGCGCAGTTGGCGCCGCTGCTCGGCACCGCGGCCTGGCCCCTTGCAGTCATTGGGGGCGTGCTCGGTCTCTTCGGGCGCAAGAAGAAAAAGCAGCAGGCGGGCCGGCAGATGTTCAACGCGCCCGAGCAGTTCGAGATCCAGGCATATCTGTATAACCTGCGGAGATGGTGGGGAGGGATGCCGTCTGCCTCGATGGTGGAGAGCAGGGCTAACCAGGTGATTGACTGGATGAACAACCCGGTCGTGATGCCCATGGGCGGGAACATGGCAACCGGGATGGCAACGATGATCCGAAGCGAGATCAGCATCGGCAGGTTGATCGTGCAGGTGCAGGCGCCGAGCGGGAAGGAGGGGAGGGCAGCTGCGAAGGCGGTCTATCGGCAACTGGACTATTACATGCAGTTGGACGCTTCCAGAGTGGGGGCGGCGGGGACCTGGTGAGATGCCCGCGTCCGTTTCCAGCCTGACGATGCTTGCGAACCTGCGGATGGAGGACTGCAGGCCGCTGGGGCGAATCGCGTATTACCGGGCAGGAACCGGCAGCCCGCAATACGACATCACCGACAGACTGCTGCTGCCGGTGATAGTGACGAGGCCGCTGAACGCATTCGCCACCGCGGAGATCAGCCTGGACAATGCGGACGGATTGCTCAATCCCAAGAATCTGGTGAGCAGTTTCAACTGGACATCGAGCGCGTGGGACCCGCTGATTGACGATCACCGGATCGTTGATATCCAGATGGGGGCGAGATGCAGGATCAACGTGGCGAGCGGGGCGACGGTCAACACCGTAACGGTGCCGCAGTCGGGGACTGCCGGGCAACTGACGGACAGGATTTTTGGGGCGAACAGCGTTGCGGATACGCCCTGGGTGGGGTGGGGAAACGTGGGGCAGATAACCATCCGCCTGGACCTCGGAACCCAGAGGGCCATCAGAGGGGTTGCCTTCAGGGGGCAGACCGATGTGGCGAGCGCGCACAACATCCACCTGCCGGACAGCGTGCAGATCGCGCTCTCGATCGGGAGCGCGGCGGGGCCCTACACGACGTGGGCGGGGCCGGGGATGGCGATCTATCGGGATTCGCACGGGCCGATGGCGTACGACATCACGCACGACCTGGTGCGCGACTGTCAGGCGCGGTGGGTTGAATTCCGATTGTTCACCCAGAGCGCGCGGCAATACCAGGTGGATGAGGTGGAGGTCTATGCAGCCGACCAGAGTCTGAGCGACTACGACACCATGTTCTCGGGGCGGCTCGGCGACAGCATGGAAGTGGCGGACGACAAAATCATTCACCTGGAGCAGATTCGCGACCGGATGCGGCGCATGGACGACCTGTTCCTGGAGATCACCAGGAAGTATCACGACACCGACATCTCGAGCATCGTGTTCGATCTCTACGTGAACTCCACGAAAGGGGCGGGCGTCTCGACGACGCAGATGGCGGTGGACGTGGCGAGTTTCAACATGCCGTGGTGGAAAGCGCAGAACCAGAGCGTCTATAAGTCGGCCTGCGAACTGGCGCGCATGATCGCGTGGGAGCACGGTTGGGATCCGATGCAGGGGAAGATTCTCTTCCGCTGGCTGCGCGACGACCTGACGGTCGGAGAGCGCGTGCTCGAGACTGGGCGCGGGCCCTGGCGAGAGTTCACTCTCAACGCATCGGGGCGCGATCTGCGCAACAAAGTCAAGATCAAATACGGAGAAAATCTGGAATGGTCCATACCGGCCATGTGCGACAGTGACAGCATCGCGCGTTATGGGGAGCGGTATTTCATCATACAGGACCCGGCGATTCCAAGTGCCCAGGTAGCGGTCGCGCTTGCCAACGCCGTTCTGCAAGATTACGGATCGGTGGCTCTGGAGGGAACGATAAGCGGCGACGGCGACGGGTATCTGCATCCGGGACAAGTGGTGAGCGTGGTGGATTCCGACACCTCGATGGCGGCCACCACGCTTTTCCGGATCACTCAACTCGAGCACCGGCTAGAGGAAAAGCAGGAGGGTGCGAAGGATTGGACGACCAGCCTGCGGCTGCGGGGGATCAGGCCGAGATTCGTGAGCGTAGTGAGCAGCATCCGCGCGAGAGCGAACAGCGGATTCGTGGAGATGGACTGGGGCGCGCCGAACCAGGTCTATTGGAAGAACTTCGGATGCTACGTCTCGCGCAGTTCCACCAGCATCGGGAGTCTGTTTTTGAGCACGGACGTTTTCTCGGGAACGTGCTCGCCGCTCACAAACGGGTTGGAGTATTGGCTGACCGTGAGGGCCGCCGATCAGGACGACGCGGCAGGGAAAAGCGCCGGGCCGATCAACGTCACGCCGGCACTAGGCGGGCCCCAGGCGTGGCGCTACGGCGCGACTGCCTGGCAGCCCACCGTGACTAGCATCAGCCCGGTGGGAGTGACGCGCAACCGCGCCAGGCAACTGCGGATAACCTCTCCGATGAAGATGTTGGGGCAGTGGACTTCGTTCCACGTCTATCGGTCTTCGCCTTCGACGACGACGCCCGATGTGGTTGTTACGTTCCTCGCCGCCACGCATCGGTTCCCACCAGATTGGAATTGGCTGACATTCCTCTGGACTGATTATTTGGAGGATCCCGGCACGTACTACTACCGGGTGGCGGCATTCGCGCCACGCAACAACATGGAATCGGATCCCTCAAACTGGATCGTGACGACGGCGGTATGAGATGAGCAATATCGGGGACATACTGCGCAGGGCTTCGCCGAGTGAAAGGCGGTCCGAGAGACTTTTCCGGTCGGGCATCATCAGGGCCGTGTCGGGTTTCTATTGCACCGCAATCCTCGATACCGACGCCGAGGGCACCGAAGATCTGATCGAGGGAATACCATTCAGTCCGGCGTGGAGGCCGCGCGTGGGCGAGCGGTATCTTTTCGGATACATGAACGACGCCCCGAACTCGATCGTGGCTTTGCTGCCGCTTCTCTCCTCGATGGGCGACAGCAGCAACATGACGGGGTTGGGAGCGCACGATCACCTGGCGGAGCCGGGTGGACATCACCGGGTGGTGGATGATGCGGGCAACGTTCTGGTGGACATAGACCCGACGGGGCTTGGAAACATCAGACTTCTCAATGGCACGTTTTTTTACGATACGGCAGGCGCAGATGTTTCGCGCGGCGCGATCATCACGGGGCAGGGCGCGGCGCCGAACACCAAGTGGACGCGGCTAGCGCACCCCGGCGCGGGAAGGCTGCTGACCACGCCGGACGCGAACGATGTGGCCTGGGGCCTGACGGCGGTGCGGGGTAGCATCCTCGTTGGCAATTCAACGCCGGTCTGGTCGCTGCTGGCGAACCCTGGGGCCGTGGGGTCGGTTCTCATAAGCGGGGCGACTGACCCTTCCTGGAGCACGACGGCGCAACTCGCGCGCATGGGCCTGGGCGCGGCGGCGGATGCAACCATTCCCCTCACCATCACCCCTACAGTATCTTACCAGGGCATGCAATTCCTGAGCGGCACGAGCGGCCAGGGGGCAAGCATTTTTTCTGAACCTGGAGCCGGAGGGATATATCTGGCTGCGAACGCCTACTTCACGGCAGCGTCGGTATGCGCGAAATACAACACCGGTTACGGATGTGCCATTATAGTAATAGATAGTTATTCTAAGGGATTTATCTTCTATTCGTCTCCCTCTGGCGCGGGCGCGCCCTCCTGGACAGTTGACATGGCTTGTGCTCTTGGTATGGTGGCCATTCGGCAGGGCCTACAAATTGGCACGAGCACGCCGCCATCTGTCGCCGGCTTCGGCGTCGGCACCGCGCCGCTGGGCGCGGGGCAGTTATCGGTAGCATCGCACATCACGCTCGCGGGCAACCTGCTCTCGACAGCCGTGGGCGCGACGAACCTGGGCAGCACGACCTACGAACTCGGCCACATTTACGTAGCCCAGGACAAGCGCATCTATCTGGGCAACGCTCAAGAAGGGAGTATGTACTATGATAGCGCGTCGGGAAAAGTCATCATCACGAGGTAAGAATTGGCATGCACCGGGAATATAAGTGGTGCGCCCACGTCGCCTTGTGCTTACGGCACGGAGGTTCTCTGTGAGGCTGACCAGTGCTGCGACTGGACTCCCGGCCCTAGCGTTTGCTCCGGCAGCGTTACGGCGGCTTGCTATGGCATGGGCAAGGAGGCTTGTGACGCGCATCCTTGTTGCTGGTGGATATTTATGTTGGGGTATTGCGGTGCGCGACTGTGCACCGACGTTACACCGGACTATTGTGTGTCTTGCGGGTGTTCTCTGGGTGCCGGTGAAGGGTCGTGTGCGGCCGGCTGTGGCGGCGTTAGCGACCCTGACCTGTGCGCTGGATGCGACACCTGCGACGGCGACTGGCAGATCAGCAACGACAGGGGCGACATGCCCTGGAGTATCCTGGTAACGGGGAAGGTGGATATGCAGGCGAGCGGGAAAATCAATGTGGTGTCGGCGAGAACCCTTGACTGCAATGATATGAATTTCGCGGCGAGCAGCCAGGTGAGCATCGCGTCGGGCACAATTACGGTGGGATGATGAAGCAGAAGCCCATAACAAAGCGGGAGATGGCGCGTCTCGGCAAGCAGTTCAGAGTATCCGTGGCGAAACTTACGAACCGCATATTTCCGAAGGGCTACATGTTGCAGTATCGGGTCTTGCCGCCGCAGGCGACGCCGAAACAATCACAGAGCAGCGGAGCAGCCGCCGCGAGCCGTCCCGACGTGGAAGAAGTCTGGTGCGCGTTCAAGCACCTGGCGGCGCTTGAGGAGCACCTGCAGGAGTCGTCCGTGAACGCCCTATCGCGGAAGGACGGATGCTCCCGCGCCTACCTGGACACCATGCAGGCGCAGGTCGTGGCGATGCGGCGGTGCCTGCAGGCGCGTTACCTTGGGATACATACGAGAGAATCATGTCCGCGTTGCAGTGCGGACAGAGGAGAGAGACATGGCGGCGACACCTGAACAGAAACTCACTGCCCTGCGAAGGCGGCTGATAGTGGTAGAGGAGCCGATGAGCAGGGGATTCGGTTTCTGCGCCCGCACAGCAGACTTGCTGGCGGACGCCGACATGAACCTGACCGCACCGCAGAGGGCGGAGGTTATCGCCCGCTGGCAGGCGATACGAACGCTGATTGTCGCGGCGGCGGGCAACCTACCCGCGAACCTGGCGACTTGGGAACCCGATCGCGCAGAGTATGGAGGAATGTGAGATGATACTGCTGTCGGACTTGCTTGAAGCGATCAACGATTTCGAGGGTGCGCCCGTTATGGTGGCCCAGGCGCTGGGGCGCGAGGCAAAACCGCTTCGGATCGGAGACATGGTGCAGGGCGCGCTGGCTGCATCGCGTGGCGGCGGTGAGGAAATCACCTGGGCATATGAACTCGGTTGTGCAATCGGCACCGCAATGCGCGACGGGAAGCCGGCAGAGATCGCGGCGACCGCCGACCAGATTGAGATTCTGTGGCGGGCCGTCGAAGCAGGGCAGGTTGCTGGCGGCGCGATGGTGCTGAAGCCGCTACGCGATGCCGTGCGGAAATGGCGCAGGGAGATGGCCGAAGAACAACAGGCTCCGCGCACGGAGAAAGAGGACGAATCAATCAGTCGGCGAATCGGCAAATGAATGCAGGGCGCACAGGGTTGCCAGGAATGCGATGAAGAGACGATCTCCGGCGGCATCGGGGACGGGCGAACAGGGTTTGGGTTCGGGATCAAGATCAGCAAGTTCTGCGCGGCGGCCGGAGAAGAGGAAGCACTCTGCGTCACCCTGCCGGCGGGCTGCATCGCGGCCACATTGCGCGATCCCGCGACCGGCGAATCGGTGCCGTGCTGGTTCGAGGTCGGCGACGAAGAGAAAATCCGCAGGCTGGCCGCGCAAGCGGATCTGGACATCGTGGGAACGCAGGCAGCGGGCCGATAG